TGAGTACGCAGACCGCCGATGTGCGTGGGTGGGGGGATTTGGGCGGTATGTCCGAATTGACCTTTTACAAGCAAGGAAATCGAAACTAACGGGGGCGTTAGATTCCTAAGCGAAATGGAAACAAGTGAGCGCACAAAAGCCAAATGAAGTTAAGCGAAAGAACGGAAACCCAGGCAAGCAAAAACTGCCTGATCTAAAAAACGTAATTGCACTACCGCAAATTAAAAGCACTGCGCCAATCCATTTAAGCGATGCTGGCAAAAAGTTGTGGGCCGATGTGCGCGAGATGGCACCGTGGATTGCAACCAGTGATGGCAAGTTGCTCATTGAACTTTGTGAAAAAATGGATAGGAAATACGAACTGCAGGCAAAAATGTCTCAGTCTGATTTTGTTCTTTACACAGACAAGGGTTATGCCTACGCGAATCCTTTGTTCGGAATGTTAAACACCGTTGAAGGTGACATTATTAAACTGCTATCACTTCTTGGCTTAACGCCAATTGATCGCAGCAAACTGGGGGTTGCTGAAGTAACGGCTAAGGGCAAGTTGGCCCAGTTGTTAGAGCAGCAAAAAAAGAATGTCTGATATTCCAGGTTGGCCGCCGCGTTGGTTAACTGAAGTTCCAGTTGAAGATCAAGAGCGTGGCGATGGCGAACTGTATGCAAACTTTGCTGAAGCCGTGTGCCGAGTTACAAAAGATTCGGTGGCATCACCTGCAGGCAAGTTACTTGAACTGCGTGGGTGGCAAAAGGAATTATTGAAACACGTTCTTGCCCGCCGCGAAGATGGCAGATTCCGACACCGTACAGCCTTGGTTGGTATGTCACGCAAAAATGGCAAGTCAGCGCTGGCAGCATCAATGGGCCTTGCAGGTTTAACCCTTGGCGGCAACGGTTCTGAAATTTATTCTTGCGCTGCCGATCGTGACCAGGCACGCATTGTGTTTGGTACGGCTAAGAGAATGATTGAACTAGATGAAGAACTATCTTCAATGTTTACTCTTTACCGCGATGCCATTGAGTTTAAAGATAAGGGTAGCGTTTACCGCGTTCTATCTGCAGAGGCTTATTCAAAAGAAGGCTTAAACCCTTCGCCGCTTGTAATTTTTGATGAGGTTCACGCCCAGCCATCTTGGGAACTTTGGAACGTTTTAAGCCTTGCTGGTGGTGCGCGTGCCGATTCACTTCTCTTGGGCATCACAACTGCAGGAGTTAAGACACAAAGCAACGGGCAAGATTCTCTTTGCTACTCGCTTTACCAATACGGACAGCAAGTTGTTAAGGGCGAAAAGAAAGACCCATCATTTTTCTTTTCTTGGTGGGAACCAACGCAACCCGAAGCAGATCACCGTGACGAATCTCTTTGGCAAGAAGCCAACCCAGGATTTGCAGATATTGTTGACAAAGAAGAAATGCAATCTGCAGTTTTGCGCACACCTGAAGCAGAGTTTCGTACCAAGCGCCTAAATTGTTTTGTTAGCACTTCGGTGGCGTGGCTGCCAACAGGTGCGTGGGAAGCGTTAGCGGATAAAGATAGATACCCTGAACCTGGCGAAGAAGTAATCCTTGCCTTTGACGGCGCTTTTTCTAATGACTCAACAGCGTTAGTGATGTGGTTATTGGGTGGAGAAAAGCCTCACCTTATGGTTGTTGGATTATGGGAACGCCCAGATGATGCCGAACAGGGCTGGCACATCCCAGTTGCCGAAGTAGAACAAACGATTGTTAACACATTTAGGGATGAAAGATTTAATGTCAAAGAAATCGTATTCGACCCCGCAAGATGGCAACGAACTTTTATGGTTCTTGATGAAGAAGGCTTGCCAGTTGTTAGTTACCCCAACAGTGCTGCAAATATGGTACCCGCAACGCAAAAGTTCTATGAAGCCGTAGTCAATGAATCATTTACTCACGATGGTGATGAAAGACTTGCCCGCCATATTGCAAACTGCGTAACTAAGCAATCCAGCCGTGGTGTTATGGTTGCAAAAGCAAGCAGCCGCCGCAAGGTAGATGCCGCAGTTGCTTCAATTTTTGGTTATGATCGTGCTACTCAACCAGCCGAACCGCCAGCGCCAGTTGCTAGATTCTTTTCAATTCAGGTATAGGGAGCATAATGAAGAAGATTGATCTTTCACTTGTGGTTGAAATTGTCGGCGTAAGCCTTGCAGCAACTGGTTTAGCAATGATTTCAGTACCAGTTGCGTTAATTGTTTCAGGTGTATTTCTAGTATGGATTACAGAAAAGGCTAACTAATGAGTTTATCTAAGCGTTTGGCAGGGGCAGGAACAAAGCGATCTGCAAACAATCAATATGTTGAACCGCTTATTCCAGGCCGCCCACAATTCCAATCACTTGCAGGCGTAACCGTAGATGCTGAATCTGCAATTCGTATGTCAACTGTTTATTCTTGCGTGCGCCTTTTGGCAGACACAGTTTCATCTTTACCTGTAGGTGCTTATGTGCGCCGTGGCCGCAATCGCTTACCTTACTCAACTATTTACGGAGATCAGCCTGCTTGGGTTTCTCGCCCTAATCCCGAAACAACACGCCTTGAATTTTACGAGCAAATTGTTACTTCATTTAAACTTGAAGGCAACGCTTATATCCTGACAGTGCGCGATAATATGGGCGATGTTCAAGAACTTTATGTGCTTGACCCAACTGGTGTGCGCATTGAGCGCCCAAGAGTAGGCGAGCCTTTAATTTATTATGTAAAAGTTAGAGATCAACAAGGCGTATATGAAGAACGCTTAACCGATAGAGAACTTTTGCACATTCCTGATTTTCGTTTGCCAGGCCAGCGGTACGGGCTTTCACCAATCACCGCCTGCCGCACCACGCTTGGCGCGGCAATGGCAGCAGATGTTTACGCAGCCTCTTACTTCGGCAATGCAGCCAATCCTGGCGGCGTTATTGAAGTTCCAGGCGAGTTAACTGAAGAACAAGCGCAAGATATTGGCCGTGATTGGAACTTAACCCACACTGGCCCATACCGTGCGGGCAAGATCGGCATACTTTCAGGCGGTGCAAGTTTCCAACCGCTACAAATCAACGCACAAGATGCGCAATTATTAGACACACGCCGCTTCTCAGTTGAGGAAATTGCGCGTATTTTCCGCGTTCCACTTTCATTGCTGGGCCATCCAGTAGCGGGTGCAATGTCATTTGCCTCAGTTGAAGCACAAAACCTTTCATTTGTTCAGCACTCACTGCGCCCAATCTTGGAGCGAATTGAGCAATCACTATCAACATTGCTACCTGAATCTGACGGGTTCATTCGTTTTAACCTTGATGCACTGCTACGCGGTACAACAATTGAGCGTTACGATGCTTACACAAAAGGTTTGCGTGAAGGTTTCCTTTCACTTAATGATGTTCACGCTTATGAGGATATGTCACCAATCGAAAGCGGAGATCAGTACCGTGTGCCGCTACAAAACATTGATGCCGCAGATGCAAAAGATGTTGGCCTCAAGTTGCGCACCGAAATTGCTGCAAGTTTAATTCAAGTTGGGTTTGACCCAGCGGCAGTTACAAAGGCTGTTGGCTTGCCTGATATGAAGCACACTGGCGTTCCATCTAGCCAACTGCAACAAATATCAACAATTGACCCAGCCGACCCAGCCGCAGTTTATGAGGTTAAGTAATGCCTTATTTTGTCAGCGATAAGCAAGCCGATTGTTCAGGATGGGCAACCGTCAAAGAAGAATCAGATGGTTCTTACACAACTCTTGCTTGCCACAATACAAAACAAGATGCGATAGATCAGATGGTTGCAGTTTCAATTAGTGAAGATATGGAACCAGGTGGCGAAGTAAATACACGCGCTGTTGATTTAAGCGTTCCTTCTTTCATTCGTCAGAACGCACAGCGCGGTTTAGATTATCTTAAAGAAGGTTTCGGGGGAGATGGTTTAACTGAAGGCACCAAGCGTGAAGCACGCGAGATGGCTGCAGGTAGAATAAGTGAAAACAAAGTTCGTAAAATGGCACCGTGGTTTGCTCGCCATCAAGTAGATGGACAAGCACCAAAAAATAAAAATCCGTCAGATTCAGAATACCCAGGCGCAGGACTTGTTGCCTGGTTGTTATGGGGTGGAGATTCCAACTTTTCTGATAGGGCGCAAAATTGGGCGCAACGTAAAATTGATGCGCTTGATGCCGAAGCCGATTCAAGGAGCAAAGTGAAAAAAATAGAACGCCGTACATTTACGGTTCAAGATGTTGAGGCCCGTCAAACCGAAGATGGAACAATGCGCTTACGCGGCTATGCTGCTGTATTCAACGATGCAAGCGTTCCACTACCATTTAAAGAAACAATTGCCCCTGGTGCTTTTCGCAAAACATTAAGCGAAACACCTGATGTGCGTTTGCTTATTAACCACGAAGGTTTGCCACTAGCACGCACCAAGAATGGCACACTTACTCTTACTGAAGATGAGCGCGGTTTATTTATGGATGCGGTTATTGCAGACACAAACGAAGGCCGCGATCTTTACAAGTTGGTTGAACGCGGCGATGTTGACCAAATGAGTTTTGCATTTCGCGTTATTCGTCAAAAGTGGAGCGAAGATCGCTCAACACGCACACTTACTGAAGTTTCACTAGCAGATGGAGATGTTTCAGTGGTTACTTATCCTGCCTACCCAACAACTACAGTTGAAGCCCGTGAAGCATTGCGCCAGGCAATTGATGCAATCAAAGAGGGCCGCGCACTTGATGGTGAATCAATGATTGTTGTTCAAGCCGTTCTTGATAAAATTTCTGATTCTTATGACTCACTTGAAGAAGGCAAAACAATGCTTGAAGTTGTTCTTGGCCTTAAAACTCTTGAGCCTGTAGTTGAAGTTGAAGAACCTGAAGTTGAATTAGAGCCAACAGATATGCCAGCAACCGCAGGCCGTTCAATTTCGCTACGCCTAGCACAAGCAATTATCAACAATACAAAATAAGTTTCTGCTGCACTCGTAGCAGATCGAAGTCGGAGCAAATCCCACACCCTAAAAGCGCCGTGGAGAGCATTGCCACCACCTCAAAAAAACTAACACTCATTGGAGAAATATGTCAAAGTCATACCTTGATGTTGCTCTTGAGCGCCGTGATGCAGTTAAGGCAGAAATGGATGCAGTTCTTGAGGCAGTAGCCGCAGAATCTCGCACCGACCTTACTGCAGAGGAAACCGATAAGGTTGATGCTCTCGTTGAAGAAGCACGCGCACTAGATGCAAAGATCGAAAAGTTCACAACACAGGCAGCAGCAGATGCAAAGGTTGCAGAAATGCGTTCATCAGTTGCAGCAGTAATCGCACCACGCGTAAGCGCAGCAACAGTTACACGCGAAGCACGCACATACAACCCAGAAGCAGGCGTTTCATTCGTAAAGGATGTTTTCAACGCTCAAGTTCGCGGTGACTACAATGCACAAGAGCGCCTTGCTCGCCACACAAAGGAAGAATCAATTGAGCGCCGTGATGTTGATACATCAAACTTCGCTGGATTAGTTGTTCCACAATACCTAGTTGATCTCGCTGCACCATTTGCACGCGCAGGCCGCCCAACTGCAGACTTCGCAACAAGCAAGCACACCTTGCCTGCTGCTGGTATGTCATTGGAAATCAGCCGTATGACAACAGGAACATCAACAGCAATTCAAGAAACTCAGAACACTGCAGTTTCAGAAACTGATGCCGATGATACACTTTTGAGCATTCCAGTACGCACGATTGCGGGCCAGCAGGATTTATCCCGACAGGCCATCGAAAGAGGAACAGGCATTGACACATTCGTTGTTGCTGACCTAATCCGTTCTTGGCACACAACTGTTGATGCTCAGGTTCTAAACGGAACAGGCTCAAACGGCCAGTTCAAGGGAATCCGCAATTCAGGTGGAAACGCAGTTACATTTACTGCAACAACACCAACAGTTGCACTTCTCTATCCAAAATTGGCTGATGCAATTCAAAAGATTCAGTCAAATGTGTTTGAAACACCTACACACTGGATTATGCACCCACGCCGTCTAGCGTTCCTTCTTGCAGCAACTGATTCAACAGGCCGCCCATTGGTAGTACCAAATGCGCAAGGCCCAATGAACGGTTCAGCAGCAGGAGCAGGCGCAGCAGCGTATGCAAACTCAGGTTACTCAATGATGGGCTTGCCTATCATCTCAGATGCAAACGTTGGCACCACATACGGTGCAGCAACAAATCAGGATGAAATCTACTGCGTAGCAGCACCTGAAATGCACCTTTGGGAGCAACCAGGATCACCATTCGCATTGTCATTTGATGCAACTGGTGCTTCAACTCTCACAATCAAGTCTGTTGTTTACGGCTTCGGCGCGTTCTCAGCAGAGCGTTACCCACTAGCAGCCTCAATTATTTCAGGCACTGGTTTGGTAGCACCAACTTTCTAATCGAAAGTTAAAATTGTAAGAGGTGGGCCTTTCTCCCCCGACTGGCCCGCCTCTTACTTCTTAAATGATTCGGGGGAATCTATGAAATCGGCACATAAAGTTTCTATTGGCAGTTGCGACCCAGGTAATGTGAACGGTGGGTTTGCATTTAGCCTAGTTCAAGTTGCTCAATCACGATCATCACGCCTTGGCCCATTCATTCGCATCAAGGGTTCAGGCTTGCTATCAAAGCAGCGCAATCGTTTGGTAAAACAATTTTTAGAAACAAAATCTGACTGGTTACTAATGATGGACTCAGATGAGCAATTATCTGTTGAGGCATTTGATAAGTTGGTTGAAACAGCGCACGATAAAGACCGCCCAGTTGTGGCAGGGCTAGTGTTTGCAAGTTTTGAAACAGGGTATCCATATCCCCAACCAGTTCCAACAATCTTTCAAGATGCGCCAGAGGGCTTTTTGCCCTTAAATAAATACGATAAAGATTCAGTTTTTCAGGTAGATGCGGCAGGCACTGGGTGTTTGCTTATCCACCGCAGCGTGCTTGAGGCGATTAGGGCTGATGCCGACCCACATCAAGGTCAAGATTGGTGCTGGTTCTGGGATGGGCCAATTAACGGGGAATGGATAGGCGAAGATTTACAGTTTTGCCGCCGCGTAAGATCACTAGGATTTCCGATCTATGTCAACACAGGTGCGGTTCTGCCTCATTCAAAGAGTTACTGGTTAGATGATAGGCAGCACGATATATGGAACGCATAAAAAGAATTTTAAGAATTAAGGTAAAATCAAAGGAAACCGCTACCGCCGTTCCAGAATTGGAACGCGCAATGCTTCCCAAAGTAGAAACGAGAACAAAGCGTGGCGATCACTAACGGCTATGTAACTTTGAACGAAGTCAAGGATGCACTGAATCTTGAGGATTCAATTGACAATGCAGCCCTTGAAGTTGCTATTGCAACCGCTTCACGCCAAATTGATGATTATTGCGGCCGATTCTTTTACAAAGATGGCATTGTTGGCACACCAGCCACCCGTTATTACACACCTACGGATTATTACATTTTGCCTGTTGATGATTTTATTAGCATCAGCGAAATTGCCACAGATGATAACTTTGACCGCGATTATGGAACTGTTTGGCAAGCAGATGATGCAATGTTTGAACCAGTTAACAACCCTTCACGGGGCTGGCCAATGACAAGATTACTCGCTGTTGGCTCTTATGTTTTCCCATTTAACCTGCCACAATCAGTGCGGGTAAAAGGCGTTTTTGGATGGTCAGCGGTGCCGTATGAAGTAAAGACCGCAGCAAAGATTCAAGCCTCTCGCCTGTTCCTGCGTAACCAGTCACCTTTCGGAATTGCTGGAAATACAGATTTAGGAACAGTGCGTTTGGCTGCTAAATTAGATGCCGACGTTGAGGCCCTGTTGCGCCCTCTACGCAAGAATAACGGGTTGGCTAAGTAATGCAACCAAGTGCCGTTAGAAATGGCTTAAAAGCCAACCTGGAGTCTATTAAGGGTATGCGTATTTATGAGTTAATACCCACCGTGCCAGTGGCACCAGCGGCTATCGTTGGCCAGTTAGATTTTACTTTTGATCTTAACAATGCCCGTGGACTTGACCAGGCAAACCTAGATGTTGTTGTTTTGGTGCAGCGCTTCACGGAGCGTTCGGGCCAAAACGAACTTGATAAGTACCTTGCTGGAAGCGGGGATTACTCAATCAAGGCAGCAATTGAATCTGATTTAACTCTTGGTGGGGCTTGCAATACCTTGCGAGTCACATCTGCCGAAGCGGGTAATTACTCATCAGGCGATATTGAGTTTCTTTCGTACCGCTACCGCATAACCGTTTACGGATAGGAGAAAAATGAACTACACAGTCACCTCAGATAATTTTGAGGGCAAGAAAAAGGGTGAGTCAATCACCGAAAAAGAATTGCTTGAATTAGGACTGAACGCCGATGCCCTAATTGCAAGCGAACACATCACAAAAACCGCAACAACTAAACCAGTAGAGGAAACAAAATAATGGCCCGTATAGTCCTAACAGATGCCTCAGTTGTTATCAACGGCATCAATCTCAGCGAGTTTATTACGAGCGTGGCAATTTCAACAAGCGAAGATGTAGTTGATACAACTGGAATGGGTTCTGCAGGAGCGCGTACCCGTGTTGCTGGCCTTGCTGATAACTCAGTTACATTTGAATTTAACCAAGATTTTGCCACATCAGCGCCTGAAGTAACAATCAACGCAGTTGGTTCATCACTTGTTGGTACAGTTACAACTTGTGTTGTAAAGCCAACATCTGCAGCAGTAAGTGCGAGCAATCCTAGTTACACATTTTCTGCGGTTTGCGCCGAGTGGCAGCCTTTATCTGCAGCCGTGGGCGAGTTAGCCACAATTTCTGCAACTTGGCCGATCTCAGGCGCTATCACAAAGGCGGTTTAATAAATGGCACGTTTAGTATTAACAAATGCTTATGTTCTTTTTGCAAGCAACGATATTTCACAATATGTGACTTCAGTTAGCCTTTCAAGCAGTGTTGACGTTATTGAAACAACTGGCCTTGGCTCATCAGCGCGTACTCGCGTTGGTGGATTGTTTGACAATCAACTAACTGTTGAGTTTAATCAGGATTTTGCAGATAATGCCCTTGAAGAACTTATCAATGGCACATCTCTTGCAACTTCAACAGTTGGAACTGCGGTTGCAATGGAAATTCGCCCAGTAAATACAACTGTTAGTGCGAGCAATCCAAAATTTACGTTTAACGCGCTGATCGCCGAGTGGCAGCCTTTATCTGCAGCCGTGGGCGAGTTAGTTACCGCAAGCGTGACTTGGCCCATTTCAGGCGCAATTACAAAATCAATCACACCGTAATCAACTAAGGGGGAAAAGATGGATGGATTAGCAATAAAGGTAAAAACAACTGATGGTACAGAGGCTTCTTACAAGTTAACGCCGCGTATCATTGTTGCGTTTGAACAAAACTTTGGTGCAGGAATGCCTAAGTTGCTTGGAGACCAACAACGAATTGAACACATCTATTGGCTGGCTTGGAAAGCAATGCAAACCAATGGGCAGGTTGTAAAACTTTTTGGTCCTGAATTTCTGGATACGATTGTTAGCGCCGAATTGGATGCTGATAGTTCTTTCGAATCCACCGCAACAGCCTAACTTATACGATTGCAGCCGTTGCGGTTGAAACTGGGATTAGTCCTAATGAATTACTTGATGCACCCGAAGGTATCCTTGAGGCAATCACGATCTATATGAAGGAACGGGCAAAGGCCAATGGCTGAAGAAGTAATTGTTCTGACAGGCATCAAGGAAACCTTGGATGCGCTTAAAGAGTTTGATAAAGATGCAGTTAAGCGCTTCAACAAGGTTATTAACGATGAGTTGGCGGGGGCAGAGCGCGATGCCAAAAACATAATCCAAGATAACCCACCGATGAGTGGCTGGCGCAAAGCCGATGCTGCCCGACCACGGAAAACTACCCGTGGCGGGGCTGGTTGGCCTGGGTGGGATGCTGGCGAGATCAAGTCAAAAATTACAAAGTCAAGGGCGCAGGGCAAAGTCCGTGGCGATTACACCACAAGCGCTGGTGCCTTGCTTAATAAGTCTGCGGCAGGTGCAATTTTTGAAATTGCGGGCAGAATAGCATCAGGCACAAAGGCAACAACTGCACAAACATCTAGCGGGCAATTCCTGCGAACTTTGGGCAACAGATTTGGTAAGGCTTCGCGTGTAGTATGGCGCGTTGTTGATAAAGATAGAACAAAGATTGAAGCAAATGTGGCGCGTGCGTTAGATCAGGCAAAACTTGAATTGCAGAATCACTTGAACAGAGAGCGAGCATAACAATGGCAGTTGGTGCAGTTGTAGCCCGCATACTTACCCAGTATTCTGATAAAGGTTCTAAGGCTGCTCAAAAAGATATTAACAAACTTGGCAGAAACATTGATGCCTTTGCTAAAAAATCTGCAAGAGCCTTTGGAGTTGCAGCCGCAGCATCTGCCTTTTTTGCTGTAAAGATTGGCAAGGATGCAGTTGATGCTGCAATTGCAGATCAAAAATCTCAGGTGCTTCTTGCTAACTCATTGCGCAATACTACGGGCGCAAACGATGCAGTAATTGCAAGTACTGAAACCTACATTACGGCAATGCAAAAGCAATTCAATGTTGTTGATGATGAACTGCGCCCCGCAATGGCGGCTTTGACCGCTGCAACAGGTTCAGTTACCGCTGCGCAGTCGTTAATGCAAACCGCACTTGATGTAAGCGCAAACAGAACCGTAGATTTAGGAACCGCAGTTAATGCAATTATTGCTGGTACTAGAGGGCAATACAGAGCGCTTGGAAAACTTGTCCCTGGTTTAGATTCAGCCACACTTGCAACAAAAGATTATGGACTTATACTTGATAAGGTAGGCAAATTAACCGCTGGTTCTGCAGCCAAACGCGCACAAACTCTTGAATATCGTTTAATAGGGTTAAAAATTGCCTTTGGCGAAATTCTTGAAACCCTTGGTTATGCCCTTTTGCCAGTTTTAGATAAATTTGTAACCGTTGTAACAAAAAAGATATTGCCAGCCCTTGATGCCTTTGTTGCCGTCAATAAAGATAAATTGGCTGCATCGTTTGCTATTGCCGCAGAGTTTGCTGTTATTTTGCTAGGTGCGGCAGTCAATTTTGGTAACTGGATTGCAAACAATATGGGCTTAGTAAAGGGTATGGCTCTTTTAATTGCAGGTATGTTTGTTGTAGGCCGTATATCAGCATTTATTGTTATGCTTGGCGCATTAACTAGCGCATTTGCAGTTTTGCGAACCACGGCCGCTGGTGCTGCAATAGCAACTGCCTTTGCAACTGGTGGAGTAAGCGTTGGAACTGCAGTTACGGCTCTTGCAGGCATTGCCGCCATTGGGCTTACCACAAAAAATTTATTTGATATGGCAAACGGAAAAAGCAATACTTCAAGCACAGGTTCAGGCTCAACTGGTAAATACAACAGTATTTCAGGCGTTCTTGGTTCTACAAGTCCAACAAGTACAACTTTGGATACTACTAATGCCGCCTTAGATAAGTTTCTTGCAGGGCTTACTGGTAATACCAAAGCACTTAAAGTTGCTAAATCAATGCAAGATAAGATCAACGCGGAAGCAGTAAAACAAAATCTTGCCCGTCAAGCAAAACTTTCAGGCTCATCAACAATTGCAATTGGTGGCGGTAGCAAACTTTATATGGCACAAAGCGGCGTAAATGTAGTTGTTAATAATGCTGGCTCCGTGGTTACTAACGAAAATCTTGTTACAAGCATTGTGGATGGTATAGAAAAGGTAAATCGTCGGGGCCGTTACATCGGTGGCAGGTTTGGCGAAACGGTGCAATTGTAATGCCACCATTTGACGGTATAACCACGCCTGCGGTAACGGTTCAATTTTTTAAAAGTGGAACTTGGACTACCGTAACAACCACTGATCTTATTAAAATCAATTTGCGCCGTGGCCGTACTCAGCAAAATGATCGCGACCAAACAGGCTTATCTGTAATTATATTTAATAACACAAGTGGGTATTATGACCCAGACAACACAAGCGCATCTAGTCCTTGGGTTGTATCAGGTGCAAGTATCTTGCGTGATGGTTTGCAAATGCGCATTGTGGCCACGATTGGCGGCACACCTTATTACCTTTATTACGGATTTTTGGAAGAAACTAAAGTTGACCAAGGTGAAGCGCCAGCGGTAACAATGACTTTTGTTGATGGCATTGCCTATATAGCCGATGCCCAGGCACCCGCACTTGCCGCTGCCGCTAACGCGGAAAGCGCAGCCACGCGCGTAGGCCGTATGTTGGATATTGTCGGATGGCCTGGTGGCGCATCAAGATCGCTTACTGGCACAGTCAATATGCTGGCAACAGTTCAAAATCGTTCTTGTATGTCAATGATATTTCAGGCAGTAGATGCCATTGCTGGCCGTTTCTATATTTCACGCAATAATGTGGCAACTCTTGTGCCACTGGCAGATAAGTTTAGCCGCCCAACTCAGTTGCTTTTTACTGATACAGGCGCTTCCAACACTGTTGGATATATGCAACTTTACACAAATCCTGGTACTTATTTTGTGGTAAATCAGGCAGTTATTAACCGCACTAATACCACTAAGCAATATACATCAACCTATAACCCTAGTGTTAGTGCCTACGGTATTGCTAAAACCGTTATTGATGCACCAGTTGCCACCGATAGCAATGCTCAAAACTTAGCGCTTTACGAATCACGCAAAAACGCCACGCCTGATACTTACGTTGAGCGCATTGATTTTAACGGTTTGACCGTAGGAACTTATGGGGCTTTATATCCTGATTTTCTATCTACAGAATTGGGCGATCAAATAAGCGTGGTTCGTACAACTTATGATGGTCGCACAAATCAATACAATCTTGTTGTTGAAGGTATGGCTTTTGAGATTACACAAAATAACTGGATGGTTTATTACACAACTTCGGCCATCAATCCATATTCAATAACAATTTAGGGGGTAGAAAATGCCATTATGTCCACAAATTACTAATACCCCGATCACCGTAACCCTTACAGCAGATTTTACCGTCACAAACGTTATCCCAGTATTGCCTGCCAATACAGAGCAACTAGCGGCAGTTGATGCCGATGCTACAGCCGCATTAGCGGATGCAACGGCAGCCTTGGCCGCTGCTAATACGGCTTACGCTGCTGCAATTGCTTCGCTTCAACCAAGTGCCAACACAATCGTCAATGCAAGTAACCAGATAACTGCAATAAATGGCAACGGCATAACAGTTTATGCAGGCTCATCACCAACTAGCGGTGCGCGTGTTGTTCTCAACTCAACGGGCCTTGCAGGATTTAACTCAGGTGGCAGTGCAACATTTTCAGTTAGCGCCTCAACGGGTGCGGCTGTATTTTCGGGTTCTGTAACTGGTGCAACAATTACAGGCGGCACGCTTAATATCGGTGGCAACGCTATTATCAATTCAAGTGGATTTTTGACGGCAACGGGTGCAACAATCACGGGCGTAATTACCGCTACATCAGGTTCGTTTACTGGGTCCATAACTTCCACATCTGGAACTATTGGTGGCTTTCAAATTGGGGCAAACTATCTTAGTTCTGGGGCTGGCGGTACAGGGTTCTTTATTAACAGTTCATCGGGTGCTGCTTCTTTTGGAGCATTAAGCGCTAGTGGCACAACATCTCTTAGTGGAAGTCTTGTTTTAAATACTGGCACCGTAACCGTTTCTGCGGGTGGCAATACTTTTAACAATGTTGGCACTTTTAACGCGGCAGTAGTTAATACAAGTGGCGCGGTTTCGGTTGGTACAACACTGAGTGTTTCTGGTGCAGCAACAATAACTGGTGTATTAACAGCCGTTGATGCGGGAGCAGTTACTACAACAGCCACACCAAACGGCTTTATTTCAACAGCGGGCATTATTCGCCGATCAACGGCTTCATCTATTCGCTACAAAGAAAACGTCACCGATCTTGTAAACGTTGAAGAATTACACCCAAAGCATTTGCTAACCATCCCAGTGAGAGCATTTACATACAAAGAAAATTGTCTAACTGCCTCAGATGATCGCTACCAACAGATGATTCCAGGGTTTATTTCCGAAGAAATTGATGCCGTTTATCCAATGGCAGCCGATTATGAAAACGGAGACGTTGAATCTTGGAATGACCGCATTTTGATACCTGGAATGTTGGCGCTTATTCAAGATTTATACAAGGAAATTGCAATACTCAAGGGGGAGTAAATGGATAAAGAAATTGATATTCAAGAAGTTCTAAAGAATCTGCGTGAAACCATTGGGGTGTTAGCCCAGGAAAACGCAATTTTAAAAGCACAAATAACAAAATCCACCACTGATTCATAACGGGAGAACCGCGCAAATGACACCAGCAAACTGGGCAGGCTTAATAGTATCTATGATTGCAATAATTACCGCTTTTGCGGGTGCAGTTAGGTGGCTGGTAAAGCACTACTTAAATGAATTGAAACCCAATGGTGGCAGTTCAATGCGTGACTCCATCAACAGGCTTGAAGCCCAAATGCAGATAGTCCTAGATTTAATCAAGAATAAGTAGGGGAAAAATGAAGTCAGGCAACGGATGGCCAGCAAGTGCGGTTCAATCTGAAATAGGAATTAACATTTTTACTGTTGTACCAGGCATAAGGCCAATTCGTGTTCGGTGTGCGACAAAAGTTGCACCCCTACTTGTTGGCGCATTAAAAGAATGGCACAAAAAGGTTGAAAAGTTAGAACCAGGTGAGGTGCAAGGCTACGCATTCAGAGATGTACGCGGTGGCAGTGGCACTCTTTCAAACCACGCCAGCGGCACAGCGGTGGACATTTGGCCCAGCCGTCATCCCCAAGGTGATAAAGATGGAAACCTAACAAAAGAGCAACAAAACGCTATACTTGAAATATGCAAGAAGTACGGACTGCGATCAGGCGGCACTTACAAAACCGCAAAGCCTGACTGGATGCACATAGAAATTGATTTAAAACCTGCAAAAGTTGCAGAGTTAATTGCAAGCCTGAAGGGTAAATAATGGCAATCAAAGTATCGCAAAAATTTAAAGACGAATTTAAGTCATATCTGCGTTCAGTCGGGGTTGCAACAATTACTGTTTTGCTTGCATTAGTTGCGGATATTAAACCTGAATATGCTGTTTTGCTTGGCTCAGTTACGGCGCCAATTTTTAAGTTAATTGACCCAACTTACAAAAACATTGGCATCAACTCAGATAAGTAATCCACCTTTAATTTTGGAGTAAACAAATGGCAGCAGGTACCTTAGATTTTATGATTGAACAAGGGGCAACTTTTAATCTTTTGCTCACTTGGAAAATTAACGCAGTACCAGTAAATTTATCTGGTTACACGGCTCGCCTACAAGCACGCGTTGATATTGAAGATACTGAAACAATTTTATCTCTTACAACAGGTGCTGGAATTACACTTGGTGGTGCGGCTGGAACTATTAGTTTAGATCAAAGCGCTGCACAAACTGCCGTATTGCCAAACGGTGAATATGTTTATGATTTAGAATTAATTGCAGGCAACGGAACAGTTACTCGCCTAGTTCAAGGTCAACTTACTGTTTCCGCAGAGGTGACTAGATGAGTTCAATTGTTTATGTATCCTCAAGTACAACCAGTGTTATTGCAGAAATTGCCTCACCTGCTGAAGTAATTATTTCCAATTTGCAAGGACCACAAGGTGCATCAGGCCCCGCAGGTGCAACTGGTGCTACAGGTGCAAGCGGTGCAACGGGTGCAACTGGACCAACAGGTGCAACTGGACCCGTTGGCGCAACTGGACCAATTGGTGTTACTGGCCCAACAGGTCCACAAGGTATTCAAGGTATTCAAGGTATTCAAGGCGTTGAAGGTCCAACAGGTGCAACTGGTGTGCAAGGTAACGTTGGCGCAACTGGCCCAGTAGGTGCAACAGGCCTACAAGGTATTCAGGGTGTTGTAGGCGCAACAGGTGCAACTGGACCCGTAGGTGCCACAGGTGCAACGGGTGCAGATTCAACCGTTCCAGGACCAACAGGTGCTATTGGTGCAACAGGTGCCACTGGTCCGATCGGTGCCACAGGTCCACAGGGTATTCAAGGTGAAGTTGGCTCAACGGGTGCTATTGGTGCAACAGGCGTTACAGGTCCAATTGGTGCTACGGGTCCACAAGGTCCAACTGGTGCCACGGGTGCTACAGGTCCACAGGGCTATACAACAGGCCGCTTTTATTATTTTAATCAAACGGTTACAGAACTTACTGGGTTCAAACAATTAGGCGAAGAACCAGTTACTGCTGCAGAACAAACAATTGCAATTTCTGCAACAACAACACCAGTTCTTATTCAATCTTACATAACACCAGAATTTGGTTTTTCACTTATCCCATCAGGCGTTCAACGCTTTTATCTTTTTGGTTTAAAGGCAAACAACGCAGACAATGTGCAAATGTTCTGCACGTTAAAACTTGCAAATTCAGCAGGCACTGTAATTACAACAATTGGAAGCACTGACCCAACACTTGTAAGTTACAATTCAACAAATCCTGTTGAGGTAAAAACAGAAATTGTTTTACCATCAACTACTGTTGACCCAACCAACAGAATGATTGTTGAAATATATGGGTCAGTTCAAAGCGGTGGCGCAAAAAGTCTTACTTTTTACACACAAGGTTCACAACATTATTCGTATGTAATCACATCATTGCAAGCCCCTGAAGGTCCACAAGGCCCAACAGGTGCAACAGGCGCAACTGGCCCAGTAGGTGCAACAGGTGATACAGGCCCAACTGGACCGATTGGTGCAACTGGTCCTGTAGGTGCAACGGGTGCAACTGGCCCAATCGGTGCAACTGGCGATGTAGGACCAACGGGGCCGATTGGCGCGACAGGGCCACAAGGCGTTCAAGGTGATACAGGTGCCACTGGCCCAGTCGGTGCCACTGGCGTTGTTGGTGCAACTGGACCCGTAGGCGCTACAGGACCGCAAGGTATTCAAGGTGATACAGGTGCAACTGGACCCGTAGGGGCTACAGGTGCCACTGGACCGCAAGGCATCCAAGGTATTCAGGGTGAAGTTGGAGTTACAGGCCCTATTGGTGCCACAGGACCCGTTGGGGCTACTGGCGCTACGGGGCCAAGTACCGTTGGCGGGGCTACAATTACTGAAGCATTTGGCTTCTCTTTAATGATAGGTGGTATGTAATGGCTTTTATCCCAAAGATATTAGGGCAAGTGGCACCTGCGGCGGCAACCTACATTGTTGCTTACACAGTTCCTTCTTCTACTAATACAACTATTTCAACAATCACAGTATCTAATGCCAATGCCGCTGCTCGCACATTTCGTATTTATGTAATGAGTGCCGCAGATGTAATTACATTTGGTTCAACTTCTCCACAAGCAAAACATTTTATTGCCTATGATGTAACGGTTGGTGCAACAGATACAACTATTATGACTCTTGGCATTACTCTTGCTGTTGGCGATCTTATTGGTGCTTATGCTTCAGCGGCATCTTCGCTTGCAGTTAATATCTATGGAAGCGAACTTACATAGTGGCATTTTACAGAGCAACTTCATCTTTAATGTCGGCTGGCAATACTAAAGTTAATCAGCCAGGAACCCCTACTATTGGAACTGCTTCTGATAACAATACAGGCGGTGGCGC